TTGCCCAACACAGTCGATGCAGCATTAGCATCACGCAGCAATGCACCCTTGATTTCCCAGCTTGCGTAGTCACTGCCAGCCGCTGCACTTTCACGGGCAATGATTGTGCCAGAGAAGCTGTAAGCGCTGTTGTTGGGTAGGATGATTTGGTTGGTGGTGCTAGCGGTGCTTTTATTAGTGGTAAGAGCCTCTGCCGTAGCATCCGTTGTATCGCTACGCAGAATAAAAGTACCCGCTTGGGCATCGCCTGTTGATGAAAATCTACCAGAGGCTTGCGTATGTTTTCCATAGATATCGCTGCTTGCCTCTTTACCAACTGCTACAGAGAAGTCTTGAGTTGCTTGGGATCTGTAACCTACGGCAAAAGTGTAAGTATCTGAAGCAATTGCGAAATTACCTAAAGCAATAGCATCTGCGGAGGTTGCCTTTGCACGATCCCCCATCGCAATACTATTAGCACCAGTAGCGCCGTAGCTAGAGGTGTTGTTATCTATAACTGCGGCAAACGCAGCCGTACCTGACGCATACGACCTCATTATAGCGGTAGATTTTGTTCCAGTAGCTTGCGCATTGTAACCTACAGCAAGGCTAGAGTTACCTGTAGCATCTGTTCCAGCACCTAAAGCTGTAGCGTAATAATCTGCAACCGCATCTGTGCCAATAGCTAATGCATTTGCGCTACCGTGAGTAGTTGTATTGGATGCATTAGAGCCGATAGCTATTCCGTTGTTGCCAGCCGCTGTTGGATCAGTGGCGCTTGAAGGATTAGCGGCATAAAGATCAGCACCACCACCACCAGCGTCTGCGAAGGTAACAGCACCAGAGCCATCTGTGGTAAGCACCTGACCGTTGGTTCCATCTGATGTTGGCAGGGTGTAGGCAGACGATATGCGTACTGTATCGCTGGTGCTGCCTAGCGTGATTTCGTTAATGGCAGAAGAAGATGCAGTATCCCCTAAAACTATACTATCTTCATGTGAAGCTGTGCTGTTAGCACCAAGCGATACAGCATTTGTACCACTAGCTGTATTATAGTAGCCAAGTGCAGTCGAGTACGCACCAGAAGCTGTATTACCACGACCAATTGCTGATCCATAGCTGCCAGAAACATTAGCATTGTTTCCTAGAGCCAATCCTCCAGCGCCTGTTGATTTTGCAGCTTGCCCAAGTACAACAGCATTATTTTGTCGTGCGCCGTAGCTGCTGCTATTTGTGGTTATAGCTGCTGCGAAGCTGTCTGTGCCAGAAGCATATGAGCCACCGAGAGCCATAGCACCTGCACCAGTAACTGCTTGGGAGCCTCCGTTAGAAGAGTTTCTACCAATAGCTGAAGCATAGTTAGATGTGGCAGCAACAGAACCGCCAATCGCTAACGAACCTGTTCCTGATGCTGTAACAAACCTGCCAATTCCAACAGCTTGACTTCCAGAAACTGTGTTACCTGATGAAAATCCAATTAGAACAGATTGACTGGCGTTGTTCGTACCTTCTCCAATAGCAATAGCCCTAGCAGCACTAGCTGTTACACCATTACCAATTGCATACGAATCGCTACCTGATGCAGTAGCGCCATCCCCGATAGCCACGGCATTTGCACCACTAGCTACAGGAGTAGTAGCACTTGAAGCATTATCAGCATAAAGCGCAGGAATGTCCTCAGCCGTAGCCCCGATAAACACAGTAGCTGATCCGCTAAGGTTAATCGCTGCGTCTGAGTTACTGCTTTCGCTTACCGTGCGTGTAAGGGTAGTGCCAGAGCTTGTATAGGTGCCTGTGCCTATCTCGAATGCACCGCCCGTATCCTCAATAACGTACCTTACTACATCTGCATTAGCTACACCAGCATCAGAAAAGGTCTGATAACCATCCTCAGCAGAGCCAAGCGTAATGGGAGAACCAGTGCCTGTAGCACTAGTGGACATCTTTGCCCTATTTTTGAGAACGGCCATTGCTCAGCCCCTTATGTAAGTTGCAGAACACCATTTGCCGCTGAGAAATCAGTAGTGAAGCTGTCACCATCATTCAGCGTAAGAGATGAGCCGTAATCATAATATCCTATAAGCGGATCTGCTGGTGATGTTACGGTATCATCGTAGATGTAGATGTAACGGAAGGGTCCAACATTGCCGCCAGAAGCAGTAACGGTAAGGTCAGCTAATACCAACTTATAAACGCCAGAAGTTTGACCAGATGATGATGTTGTAACGCTGCGTGATGACGCATTCGTGTAAGATATTTCTGTGACATTTCCTAAAATGCCGTTTCCATCAGCGCTTGGGTCTGACGCCTCTGAGCTTGGCGCTGTGTTGGACAAAGCTATGGCGATCTGATCGCTTTCTAAATCCATATTATGCACAGCGTTTTCCACAAAGTCGTTTACCTTGTTAAAGCTTGCCATTCTTAAATTCTCCGAGATTAAGCATATGCATGTGAACTATAACGCATATTGGCTTTATTGCAAAGAGCATAGTATGTTTCAGGCAAGATCGGGCTTCTCATTGCCTCCACATCTTCCTCCACTATGGCCTATCAGGCCAATCAATGCTATCTGGGAAGCCTTGCTGTGATGGTAAATCCCTTAAAGACTGCCTATAGGTAGCCCATACAGCCGCATCTACGGGGGCATCAGGAACTTGCGTCCAATCTGATTGCTGCAACAATAAGTCTCTTGTTTCTCTAGCTAATATTTCCACAGCTTCAGCAGATAAAGAGTTGTCAATTTCTTCAAGGCCAACATCTTTTATAATTTCTCCGTCAACAAGCCTCGCTGATAGCAAATCAATGTCGGGTATGTCTGTTTCAATCAAATTGAAATCTGATGAAGTCACAGGTGATGAGGATGTTGTAGTTCCCCTAAAGAAACCTTCATCGCTAAATCTTGCATATCTATACATCATTTTGCCAAGTAGTCCGTTTCAAGTGCACCATCAAACCTTCCAGATATTGTTTGAGAACCCCAAGCGCCAGTGTTTGTAAAATAACCACAGTTAATCTTTACTTGTATGTTATAGTTTCCGCTTGAATATGTGATCCATGGGCAAACTAAAGATATACTTTCTGACCCTATATTTTGGTAAAGTGTGAATAAGTTATAGGTTACGTTTAAACCACTTGTGTTACTTCTTTTAACAAAAGTCTGAGCTTGCTCTATAGTGCTAGTGCCAACGATAACGTGAACTAAAACGCCATATCTACTGTCAGTGCCATTCGCTATAAGTTGCGACTGGCTTGGCCTAAATATAACATTGACGTTAGTTAAGTTTATAAGCCCAGCTACGGCTGCAAAATTACTTGTAGAAAGCAGTGTTGTAGGGCTGGAAGTGTTGTAGTTACCTGTTATGGCTTGATTAACTGTTGTGTCGGTTGCTCTATTTGACACTGCGTTATTGCCGATCTTAATCCTCTCAACTGCTAGGTCTTTGATTTTTGCAGTTTCAATAACCGCATCGTTCATTTGAGCAGCGCTAGTTATAATCCCCGATGTCGCAAGCAATCCACCAGTGATCGTATTCGCAACAACTTTATTTCCTGTGATCGTATTGTCTGTTATGTCACTACCATCAGCAGCGGCAAGAACTAATACCCACGAACTGCCAGTCCACCTATACAGCTTGCCATTAGTCGTTAAGAATACTTGCTGCCCTGTAAAATCACCAGCGGCTGGCAACGACGAAACAGGTGCAATGACATCTAGGTTTTGGTCAATAAATAGCTGCCTTACGCCATTCTCAAAGTCTGCGTTATCTATGTAATCTGTTGTAGCTGAAGCCCCTGATGTAAATCCAGACTTGTTTCCACTAAAATCAACAGCCTTTAGAAAGTAATACTTTGTAACGTTCAAACCTAAGTTTGTTCTAACGAAGTAGCTACCTGATGACGTTCCGACAACAGTTGCCCCTGCCGTTGTGTTGGTGTCATTCTCATAAATCTCTACATAATTCAGATCTGCGTTAGCTGGATTAGTCCAAGAAACAGTAATGTATTTGTAGCCGCCATTAGCTAGTAGAGATGTCGGAGCATTTGGAGCAGTTACATCCCCGCCAGAGGTAGCCGTAGCAGAGGAATAAGCACCTCTGAATCCTGTGACCGATACACTTCTAACCCTTGCTGTATAGCTCACCCCATCAATAACCGGCGATAGCAATGCAGATGGCTCTGAGCTAGTGAAGGTTGTTCTGTTAGCACTGCTTGTTTGGCCCCATTCTATTTCATAATAACTAACAAAAGCATTTGCAGGAGCAGTCCAACTTGCAATTAAACTATTCACAACACTGCCATCACCCTGCACCTCAGAGCCACCGTCTGACAGCGTGAGGTTAGTAATAGCTGTTCCAGCGGTAATGCTAGGCAAGGTTGTATTATTGCTGATAATATCTGTTTCTTCAGCGTTCCAATTGAATGCAGCAGCAGATGTTTCTCTCAGCGTAAGATTGACTCTAAGATCACCAGCATCTTGGTCAGAGGAAAACTTCCAACCAACAACCTCAAACTCTTTTGCGTTAAATCCATATCGAGCATTGGTAATGCCAATAATATCCCCAACCTCAACCTCAAGTGCCTCTAAGCCAAAGTCAGCGCTAAAGGTCATCTGCTCACGACCTCTATACAACGTCAGCTTGGCAAGCCTTTGTGCCGTTGCAGAACTTGTCGTAAATGGCAATTGAAGGTCAAGCAACGCTTGTTCCCCGTTGTCCTCCGTGACAAACGCAGCGCCTGTGACTTCTGGGTAGTCAGCACTGATCCAACCCTGTGAAGCGTCTATAAATGTGCCTCTAACAGTGTTAAAATTATCTCGCATCGTGATGCGTGTATCCAAGGCAATTGGGCTTCTTAGGTCATCTAATGTTAATGTTTTAACTGGTGATGAATAAGCGCCAGCCTTTAGCTTCCAATAGCCAGAACCCCAGAACAAGGTGCCAGCACAAGCTGTAACCATGTCACCCAATACATCACCGACAGACCTGTTCGCTTGCACTATGCCATTAAGAGCGTAGCGTTTTTCAGTACCACCGCCATCTAAACTAACGTTTTCATCACATTCATTGGCAGCAGCGGAAAAGCTCACATCATCTATAGCACTGTCGGTTAGCCCATATGATGAAGTTAAGAAGTCACGAATACAAAGTGCAGCATTGCTGCTGTAGCCGGTAGATGACGTTCTGGGATCGTAAACCTTTTTACCTTGCACAACAGCCGTGACGGTAGGTAGTCCATTCGGGAATATATCTTGATCATATTCATACCTGACGTACAGATAAGCTATTCCTAAACCCTTAAAAGAGCTTGTTGCGCTTGTTTCAGATACAAGATCACTGTCTGCTGTAGTCTGTGAACCGTCATATTTCTTTATGCGGATCTTGCTATCCCAATTAACCTGATCTGAACCAGAGCCTGCTGTTGTGACAAAATCACCACTGAATGTAGCTATTTGGTCATTGATATAGATGTCGCCAATAGAGTTTACTTCGTGACCAGCAAGGCAAATTATTTGGTGCAGATATACATTATCAGAGCCAGTGGTCTCGTAGAATGTAACAATTCCACCCTTGCGAACCTGACCATAAATAAAATCCTGTGGAGCAATTCCAGCGGTACGATTGACTAGAATACCAGAGCTATCTAACGCACCAAAATCAGGCTTTGGAGTTAGCGCCTTTAAAGCCCACGATGTAACCGCTGTAATTGCAATATAGCCTACTGCATAAGCCAACCCTATTGCAGCAGCACCTGATAAACCAGCAACAAAAGCTGGAGCGACAGCCTGCAGTATGGCCGCGCCAACAGTCACCGGATCGCGGGGAACTCTATCCCAATCGTTCCAGTTTTGAACCGTGTAATCACCTAGCTTGTATTTGCTCATATCTCTTTAACCCATGCTTGGTGAATGTAATCTAGTGGCAAATATAGCATACCTTCCTTTGATAAGAAAACAGCCTTAGTGCCAGTGCAAATTCCCATTGCTACGCCTATGATCCATCTCTGAGCCTCTTTGGTTGTAACTAATGCCCCCAGCGGCGGTATATGATTTATACGATGCAGCTTATTATCTACAGCAGAACTGAAACTAGAGAAGCCAAACTCTTTCTTTAATTCACTTCTACGGAAGGCGACTGTGCCATTCATGTAACGACCAAGCCAGTCATCAGCCCAGCCTTCACCATACATGGCTTTATAGGCGTTATTAGTAAAAGTGAGGCAATCATGCTCGCCCCATTTAAAAGGCTGATCCCTGACAGATTTCAGATAGTCGTTTAAGCTCTCTCTCTGCCCCATACTACATCTTTATCCTGTAAATCGGCAACATAAGAGAAAAACGTATCGCTCGAATGCCGAGACAAATGATTTTCTTCAGTGTACCTTCTGTTGCTGGCCTTTTCCAATCTTATTAGCTTGCTTTCAACAGCTATAGAAATCACACTTGTTTCACCACTATCTTCAATGGTCATGGTATTCATAAGGCCGCTGAATACTTCAATTGGAACAGTCGTGTCTGTTGTGCCAAAATACACCTTACATTCACGCCGCTGGTAAGGCTCGCTCAAAGCCAATGTTACTAGCGTTGAGGGAACGCCAGACAGCGAAAGCGTGATGCCCTTTGCTGATAGGTCACTAGCCTCTTCAAGCCCACTAATTGTTAAGAGACTGCCGCCACCAGTGTAAATATTGCCTAATATGGTTCTTTCACCATATCCAGTCCATAGTCTGATAGGTGTGCTGTCAAAATCAAGCTCAACGGCATAGTAGGGTTGAACCTCTGGCTGGCTAAGCGCTGTGAGTAGTGCTGATGGGATTGTTCTGCTCATACCGCTTCAATCGCTCCAAATGTGATGCCGTAAACGCTTGCCTCATTAATGCTGAACGCTTGCTCATTTGTAATAAGCCTGAAAATGCCTTGAGTGCTTTGCACAGTAACAGAAGCGTTATTTGTTATGGTGGTTCTGACATTCGGCCAAACATCTACTGTGGCTTGCCCAGATCCATTTGTATCTACATCTGTAAGAACTTTGAACAACTGCCTGCTTGTGCCAGTACCAATTTGCATATAATCGCCAGCCTTCAAATAATCAGTCTGATTTGCTGGTGCGCTATCTATGGCAATCGTATCACCGGATGATACAGCGCCATTGACTAAGATTGTATCCGCGTCACGCGCTGAACCTAATGGAGTAGTAGCCGCTGGATCACCCAGATAAAACGTGCCTAACTGACCCTTCAGCGAAATGAGCCAAGCCACCCATCTTTCCGCATCTTCGCGCTTCATGGATGGCAACGTAACATCAGCCTGCCAAGCCTTACCAGCATAAGCGTGAGCCTGACCTGAGAATGTAAATGGTGATCGACTATAGGCAACTGCGTTAGTCGCCCTTAGTTCGATCTGAGCTATGCCCGTATGCGTAGGCAGCGCTAAAGGATAACTAATAGCCATTATGCAAATGCCCTTCCATATGATCCACCACGCCGCTTGGCGTCTACTACAGCAGCCTTAGCGCTGTCTGCTATCTGTGGCATTA